TTAGCCGACCTTCCGAACATCAGTCTGGGACTTTTTCCGGGACTTCGCGATGGCTTCAACCGCGCTGGCAACATCCTGATCTAAAACGTGAGCGTAGCGCAGGGTGCTTTTGATATCCCGATGGTTGAGCGCCTTCTGAACCAACTTGAGGTTTCCGGTCTCGCGCAGCAACTTGGTCCCGAAATCGTGCCGGTAATCATGGAACCTAAAATCCTTCACGCCCGCCTTGGCGCGCATCCGCTGCCAAGCCGACTTGGCCCCGGTAAGGGTGAGCCGATAGCGCCGCCCGCGCACCCTGCCGAGCCGCTTGTTGCCGTACACAGCAACGTAGGTGAATACGAACTCAGGGTGCTGGCCCTGCAGCGGGAACAGGATTTCCCGGATCGTGTCGGTGATCGGGAACACGACGCGCCGACCGCCCTTCCCCAGCCTGACGATCTGGCGAGTGCCGAAGTTTACCTCCGACCATTTGAGCGTCACGCATTCCTTTTGCCGAAGTCCGCTCGCTCGAACGAATTCGAAGAACGGCTCATAATCGTCGCGCATGGCCGCGTCGAAAGCGGCAGCCTCATCGTCATGTAGCTCCCGCACCCGCTCCTCGGGCTCCGGGAGCAAAAGCTCGTTCCATTTCGGTTCGTGATCGAACTGTGCGCCTTCGGCCTTTGCGAACGTAAAGAGCCGGTACAAGACCTTGGTAGCAGAGCGGTTGACGGTCGAGGGGGAGATCAGTGGAGCCTTCTTGCGCCCCTTGATCCGATGCCCACGACGCCATGCGACTAGCTTCTTCGCAGCGGTGTGATCGATATCCGTTAACGCCTTCGACTTGCCGAAGTAAGTCACCAACCGAGCGAGGTTCGTTTCCGTGGCGTCCGGCTCCGCGTCGTATTGGGCCTGCTCGTTCCACAATCGATCAGCTACGTCATCGATCAGCAATGAAGCGGCAGAGCGCTTCATTGCCTTGACCAACTCTTTGGCCTTCTCGCGCTCTACGGCTTCGAACTTCTCGGCATCCTTGCGCGCCGTGCATTCCGTCGATCCATAAAACCGACGACCACGGTGTTGGAAGTCGAACTGATAGAACGGGCTGTTCTTGACCTTGTAGATCGACACCGGATTTCCTCGCGCCTGCGATTGGCTTCAATGAATTCATTTAGATCGGCGTCGGTGAACCGGTAGCGGGCGCGCTTGGTACCGCGCCCTATGTTGATGTAATTCAGCCGCCCGTCTTCGACCAACCCCTTCACATGCTCGGGCGATGTATCGAGCCGGATGGCCGCCTCTTTCAGATCGAACAATTCCACGACGCAAATCCGTTGAAGGCTACCGTCGCCCGCAACCGGTCGCGTATTGGTCCATCGACCAATTGCACAAATGATTTGCGAGCCGGGGGAGGATGAGCGACGCACCCGCGTCGTCAAGTTCCCGCAAAGCGTCAAGAAGCGAAGCGCGGAGAACGCAGGCGAACACAGGAGATGCCTGGAGACGTTCTCGTACCGCGAATTATTCACAATCTTTTTTGGATCGACACGCATCTTTGAGGGCTAACTAATTTGGCTGCCACCGAAGGCGTCAAGCGTCACTTGACAGTCGAGATCATCTCAAAAGAATTTCACGAAAATTACTAAGGGTACAAACCATTGGCGCACCGCATGAAGTCGTGTTTGTAAGATTTAGTTGACGCCCAGCCGACATTGACTGTTCAACTTTCCGTCCCATCATCGCGACACACATGATCGCACATTGATGGAGACGATTTAGATGGCGACCAAGCTAATCCGCTTTGCTGATCTTGCCGAGCGCGGCATCACTTACTCGCGGCAGCATGTTTACCGGTTGACGCAGGCAGGGCAATTCCCCCAGCCAGTGAAGCTTAGCCTAAAGCGTCATGGAGCCATCGCCTTCGTGGAAAGCGAGATCGACGCTTGGATCGCGGCGCGCGTTGCGCACCGTAAGATACAAACTATGGCTGCATAGAAAAGGCCGCGAACCTTTCGGATCGCGGCCTATTACTGAAACCTATCTCGGTGTGCACCCCGCCAAGGAAGCCCGAGAAACATCACCCTCAAAGATGAGTTAGATGCTTCATACTTCAAACAAGAGCGAGGCGCAAGACTCGCTTGACAGCAACGACGCAACGATCAGCACGCGGAGCAAGCCACTTCGCCAAATAATCTACTCTTGGGATGTTCGACAGCGCTCCCGCAAGCGCCGTGGCTTCGGAGTCGTCGCTAACCGCCGCATGCGCGAACTGGAACGTATATTCGCCCGTCGCTACGGCGAGCGATTGCCAGATGATGACGCCGGTCGCGACGATCTGCTCGTTGCTGCACATCACGTGTTCCGGGTCACCGACCATCCCGTTGAAGCGATTACCGGATGGACGGCTCGTTGGGCACCGTGGTGCTCGCCCGCCGAACTGGACGCCATCATCAAGAAGGTGCTCGCTTTGCCCCTGCTCTGGGGGGCTGACAAGCTGGCGTGGCGGCTACGCCTGACTGATGCCGAGCGCTCAACTCTTGGGATCACCACCATCGGCGCAATTGACGTCGGCAAGGCGGCTCGCGTGAAGCGCCGCCAGCAGCGAAATAACGACGCGAAGGCGGCCAAGCGGCGCACTGCCGGTTCAAAGCCGCGATCTGCGTCGGATGCGTGTCAGAAGCCGTGGGAGCGCCTGGGGATGAGCCGGGCGACTTGGTACAGAAGCGGCAAACCAAAGCCTCCGGATCACGGTCATGAGACCAATGAGACTGCTACGGGTACAGCAGATGATGCTTATAGCCTGTCCCCCAATCAGTCTCAGCCACTACCCGCCACGGGCACGTCGCATCAGGCCGACGCGGCGGCGACGCCGCGCACGGCCAACCCGAAGACCATCCAATCGCACCATCAGCACCATGCCCCCAATAGACCGTTGAGGCTCACCGGTTGAGCGGTGCCAGACTGCTTGCTGCCCCCCATACAACGCTTCGAGATGGAACTGACTCATGGACTTCACATTCACCTGCGCCGAATGCGATCGAGAATTCAAAGCTCGCAACTCCAACGCGACGACCTGCTCGACCCGCTGCCGACAAGCACAGCATCGGATGCGGAAGCTGAAAGAGCGAGGAGCCGCCCTGCCCCCTCGGCCACCATCGCGGCGATACTTGGAATTGAAGGCGCTGACAGAGCAACGAAGCCAGCAACAGCGTCTATGGCCGCAGATAACCCGCTGGTTCAGGCCGGCATCCCGTAGCGATGCATGAAGGAGAACAATCCAACCATCAGACGCGCGGCTGCCTTGGCAACTCCCTAATACGCAAAAGGTTCTGTCGGAGGGTGCCCGGCGAACGGGTCACGCGCCAGTGTTCGGGGTAGCCAGCGCCAGAACTTTCCAAGGGCCCTCACCAAAATGGAACATAATGCAATCAAGCATGATCGGCAGCACTCCGGAATGAACAATATGTCCGCTCGGATCGAGAAAACACACATTCTACGACTGCGCTGGGCTGGCGTTCGCGAAAGCGCAGCCTATGCAGGCGTCGGATTGACGACCTTCTGGAAGATGATGAAGCGCGGCGACGTATTCGCGATCAGAAATCGGCGAAAGGTCCTCGTTGATTTGGCATCGATCGATCGCTTCTACGCTACCTGCCCGCCCGTGGCCGAACCGCCAGCCATCACCGATTTGGATCACCTAACGATCGACCTAGCTGAGTTGGCCGCCGATGACTCAGACAGGCTCGCCCGCGAGTCACATTCGCCGCCCGGCGGTCAGCGCGCCCGAGCCGATAAAGCGCGCCAGCGCCCCGCGCTGGCCGACTGAAAGGGGGCACCATGCAGGATGATCGCGAATACTTCGGCCCGGTGCTTCTTGACGGGGACGACGTTCGCCTATTGCAGGAGACGGCCTACTCGCAATTACAGGAAATCTGCCAGCTTCGGGCTCAGATCACCGCTCTTGAGCAACGCACCGGCTTCAACCGGGAATTCAAAAACCTGCAGGATACGATCGTAAAAATCGGGAATGAGAACCGGAAGCATAAGCGGCAATATCCAGACCTGCACAAAATCCCGCTCGCAAGGATCATCAAGCTCATTCCGAAGGGCATGATCTCGCCGCAGGCTGTCTACAAGTGGTGTGAGGCCGGCGTCGTCGATGCCGAACATATCGGCGGGCGCTGGCGTGTCGTGCAGGCCAGCTTCGAGGCAGTTTGGGCGGCTCGCGGCTTCCCACCACTGCCGCTTTGACTGCACACAGCACGCATTTTTTTCGTGTAGCGGTTGAAATTGGTTGAGAGCATCTAGGAAAAGCCCCGGTTTTCGATATTCTACGCGCGCCTGCTCGATTTGGGCGTACTACGTGAAAAATTTAACGCTCGAAAAACCCGCTGAAAGGCGGGTTTTTTGTTGCCTCGATGCCGCGCGCCGATCGCCCGACAACACCATCATCACCATCACAAAACTGGAAACTACCATGCCTCTCCCCTTCACTAAGAGGGCGTCGTCGGCTTCTGCGTTGCAGACCGAAGTCGCCAAATTGCGCGCTCGTCGCACCGATCTCGAAAAGCAGCTAAGCGACGCCAAGACCGTCCGCTCCAGCCGTCAGGAGGCGCTTGAGTCGGCGCTGATCACCGGCTCTGCCGATGACGCTATCGCGAAAGCCGAAGGCCTCTTGGCCGAAACGGAGCGCCGCATTCGAGCCTTAACCGCTGCCCTATCGAACATCGACGTGCAGATCGCAGAAAAGGACACCGCGATCACTGCGCTTGCTGATCGGCAGGCTCGTGAGCAGGCCGCCGCTACGCTGGAGGCCGACCTTGGCGAATTGCATCCTGCCGCGGTGAACCTCGCCGAAGCGGCTAAACGGTTCGCAGCCATTACCGGCAAGCTCGGGCTGACAATTTGGGATGCGCGGGAATTGCATGGTCTCGCTCAGAGCCTTGCCAGCGAAATCCCCGAAGCCGCAGCCCGCGTTCAGTCTGTCACGCGCGCACACGTCAATAAAATCCTCGACGGTAAAGCGTCCGCCGTGCTCGCCAAGCCAGAGGTGGTGCCCGCTCCGGTAGCGCCGCCCGCAGCGAAGCGCGTATTCAGCATGGCACCCCTATTCTGGGGCGACCCCCGTAACACCTGCGCGAAACATCAGGATGTCGAGATGCCAGTGCAGTACGCAAATCGGGCACTCAGCCTTGGCTACGCGATCGAGATGACCGACGATCGATGGAAGGGCCTTCGCACAGGCTTCGCTGCCGCTCCGCCTACGGCTGATTGCGTTGATCTTACCGACGAAAGCTTGATGCCTCTTCGGCAATTGTTCGGCGATGATCGTTTGAAGAAGAATGCTCAATTCGCCGAGACCCTTGGGCCGCGCCGCGAAAGCTGGGTCAACGTGGAGCGTGCATAATGACGAAGCTATTCACGCCTCCCGGTTGGCGCACCGGAACCGTAGCACGCCGGTTCGCCTCCGGTACGCCGTCGAGCTACGACTCCAAGTCGCGCACAGTCAATTGCGTGATCTCGGTGGGCTCTCCGGTGCAGCGCCTCTTCGGTACAGAGAGGCTGCGCATCCATAAGGATGCCGTGGTCCTCGATCGCATGAACAACAGCGGCATTCCGCTGCTCGACTCGCACAATCAGCACGGTATCGACAACGCGCTTGGCCGCTTTGCCCGCGTATGGTTCGGCACCGAGCGCGGCGCTCCCGCGCTTCTCGGCAAGATCGCCTTCAACGACACCGAGCGGGGTCGCGTCGCTGAGGGAATGGTCGCCCGCGGCGAAATTCAGGGCATCAGCGCTGGCTACATCGTGCGCGAGTGGGAGATCACTGACCGCAAGGGCAAGGTGATCGACCCGGAAGTGCAGCGCATCAACTTCGATGACGATCTGACCTTCACGGCGACAAGGTGGGAGGTATTGGAGGCGTCGCTCGTGAGTGTCCCGGCAGATAGCGCCGCGGTCATCCGTAGCTTCGGCGGTGATACGCCCCAACACGTGCGCAACTGTCTCGTGCGCATGCAGACGCGGCAGCGAATGCATGATCGTATGAGGTCCTAGAATGCAGGGGAGTACGTGGCGCTGGCCGGGGACACCGCACGGTCGCACCGTGGTCGAAGATGTTCGGGTCGCCGCGCACGAGAGCGGCCACGCAATCTTCCGATGGATAAATGGCAGATCAATCGGCGGCATCACGGTCGAGCCCCGCGAGATAGAGGGGCGCAGGGTCAACGGTCGTGTTTGGGGTAATGCGACCGACAGCGAGAATAATAACGACCTCGACTACTTTGGTCGCATCGTCGAGCTAGTTGCCGGGAGCGTTGGCGAAGATGTGTATCTTGGTCAGACCTTGGGGCTGAAAGGCAGCGATCGGCGCAAGGCCTACCGATGCGCCTCTGCTCTTTGCGAGTCGGAAGATGCCGCAAGGCTTCTGATCCGCGCCGCCGAAACGGAGGCGGCTCACGTTCTTCGTGAACATGCGCACGTGCTCGACGCTTTAATCAACCAGCTTTGCGAGCGACGAACCTTGAGCGGCACCGACGTGCTCGCCGTCATCAACCGCGCGGTCGGTACGACCGGCAGCGCATAATCAATTCAATTTCGCATACGGCACGGGCTTTTTCCTTTCACCGTGTCGAGTAGGCCGGGAGTGGTACCCCGGCTGGCGGGAGCGCGTCGGCAGCCTCGCGCTGCTGACGCGCACGCCCTCACCCATCCAAATCACCCAAAACCAAACCCACGCCGATCGCAGGGATCGGCGTGGAAATTCGCAATTGGAGAGCATCTGAAAATGCAAAATCAAGTATCGAAGGGCGACGCCATCAACGCGAACGCGCCCGCTGGCGGTGTCGTATCGGGCAACGGCTATCTTATCGGCAGTATGTTTGGCATCGCGTCCACAACGGTTGCCGCTGGGATGCAGTTCGCGCTCTGGCTTGTCGGTTGTTACACCCTGCCAAAGAACGGCGCTGAAGCATGGACGTTCGGCCAGATTATTTACTGGGATAACGCGAACGCCCGATGCACCACCGTCTCGACGGGCGGCAACACCAAAATCGGTGCCGCCATTGCCGCCGCCGCGAACCCCTCCTCACAGGGCACCGTTCGCCTGAACGGTTCGTTCTAATCGGAGTCGGTCAAATGCCAAAATCAACCGAGGTCTGCACCGTCGTCGCGGGCGGCACTCGCTATGACATCTGGGAGTCGGTCGAGGTAACTACCTCGACCGACGACGTCATCGACCATGCCTTGCTCACCGTAGCTGAGCCGAGCAGCGGGGCGACCACGCTATCAAAGGTCAAGCTCCAACCCGGCGACCTCGCGACGATAACGCTTGGCGGCCAGACCGTGATGAACGGTGTGGTCTATTTGAGACAGGGGGCACTCGATCCCGGTTCTCATGCCGTCCAGATCGGCATTTCCTCGCTCGGTCAAGGTGCGATCGCCTCGACCGTCGAGAATGCCCCTGGTCAGTATATGAACCAGACCCTGCAACAGATCGCGACCGCCGTGTTCGGCAAAGTCGGCGTCAATTTTAGCATCTCCGGTTCGCCGGACAACGCGAACAAGGTCTTTGACCGCGTCTCCGAGCATGTCGGTGAAGCACGTTTCGACTTCATCGAGCGGCTCTGCCGGATGCGAAACCTGCATCTCGTTGACGACGGGCAGAACGGTATCGTCGCATTCAGGGGGCCGTTCGGCGCGTCATCGAGTGTGTTGCAGGAAGGTGTCAACATCCTGAGGGCACGCATCCTGCTAAAAAACAATGATCACGTCGAGAATTACAAAGCGCTTGCGCAAAACTTCAATCAGACTTCCGGCGACGCTAATCGCAACCCGTCAGCAACGACGACAGTCGATCCGGCCATGCCCATCAGTCGCAATGTTACGATCGCTTGCGAAGAGGCTGGCGACTCGCAGGACTGTGCGCTTCGCGTCGCTCAAGAGGGTGACTGGGACAAATACAATCAGGTCGATGGCGAGGTCACGGTTCAAGGTTGGTTCAATAAAAGCGATCAACTTTGGTGGGATGATCGTCGCAAGACCATCGTGGTGAAATCACCTTCGCTGCTTCCGAACAATAGCTTCCAGTTCATGATCAAGGGCGTGACGCATCGTCAGAGCTCGGAAGAAGGTACGACGACAACCCTTCTCCTTTGCCGCGCCGATGGTCTCGGCGCTGGCGGTGAACCTTTCGGAGGCAATAACTAAAATGAGGCATTCGACTTCCCGAACATCGGCTGATCGCCACGCCAGCGGCATGTCACGATCGGTCGTTGAACAGGTCGATGACACCAAGTTCTGGCAAGAGGGCTCGCACAGCATATTCGCCGATGAGCAGCAGAGCACCGTCGAACACGTTCACCCTTACGGCTTCACGTCTGTACCGCAGCCTCCTACGGGCTCCGGCAAGCTCCGGCAGGCCGCTGAGGCGATCTTCTCTTTCTTGGGCGGCGGTCGAAGCCACGGCATTTCGATGCTCGTCGGCGACCGACGCTATCGCCTCTACAAGCTGCAAAACGGCGAAGTCGCGTTGCACGATGATCAGGGCCATCAGGTCCACATCAAGCGCGACGGCGTCTACGTTTCTGCACCGAACAGCAAGAAGATCGTCGCCCAGATCATGGATGACGATACGCTCCCGCAAGACACCGGGACCAACGGGCAGCAGAAGAACGGCCAAATCCAGCAGGCCGGTCGCGCTTCATCGTGCAATTACACGCTCGATAAGAACAGCCTCACCGTCAACCATACCGGCGACATCAACCTCAACGCTGGCGGAACGATCAACATGGTCGCACCCACGATCGTCGCGAATGGCACCTGCTACGTCGGCGGGTCGCAGGATGAGTGCACCAAAAAGGCGTCGCGCAAATTCTCGATCGATGATGCGGGCAATCAGCAGATCGATAACCTCTGTCCCAAGGTGTTCATGCCCTAATGGCCTGCTCCCTCTCTTAACAAACCTTACGAATGAGCGCCGTTTGGGCGTGAAGGATTGAACCATGAGCGAACAAGATGTGATGCGGCTCGTTGCCGAAGTGGTCGATAAATATTCCGGCCCGCTCAAAGATATGCAGCGCTCGCTCAAATCGCTGTCGGAGACCGCCAAGGGTTCTCATGAGACAGCGGGTAAGGCAGCGCGCGAACAGGCCAAGCATCTGCGCGAGCTTCACGAGCGTTTTAGCAAGACCAAGGACTTCATCTCGGGTGCCTTCACGCCCGCGATGGCGACGCTCGGCATCGCGTCATTCGGTGCCAGCGAGTCGATCAATAAGGTGGCCGAAGCGTTGAGGAACGCCGGGGAGCGGTACAACGCTTTCAACGACACCATGAGGCGCGGAGGTGTTTCCGCGCAATATACGAGCGTGCTCGAAAAGACCTTTGAAGGTCTCGGCATGAGCGCTGACGGAGCCAACGTGGCTATCGGAAGCATTGGCGAGACACTCGACAAGCTCAAGCGCCATTCCCCTGAGGAAATGAACCGGCTGACGGGCATGTTCGGCAACACGCTGCCCGTCCTTGACGGCATCGTGCGAGGGGCCAAGACTCGCGAGGAAGCTATCACCCGGATCGCCAAGGCGATCACCGACGAGAGCATCCCGATTGACCAGCGGCGGAAGGTGGCCGAAGGGCTCGGCATCGATCCGGCTCTTGCCGCCAAGACTGGCGAGGAATTTGGCAGAGCGTTTCGCCGTGCCATGCAAAGCGAGATCGATCATCCAACGAACCTTAATCTGTTCAAGCGGCTCGATGAGGCGTTCACGCATTTGCGGGAGGCACAGGAAAATTACCGAACCGACATGGTGAACACGTTCGGTCCGGCTGGCATCAAGATCGTTGACAGCTACGCCACTGCCATCGAGCACGTCGGCAAATTGCAGAAGGACCTTTGGGGGAACAGGCAGACGCCCTTCGATGAGCGGTCGATCTTCGGGCGTATCGCCGAGAGCCTCGGTCTCAAGGCGATCGGTCCAAAGGACCCGGCCACCCGGATCAATGAAGCCTTCGGTGCTTTCGACAAGAAAGATACGGAAGAGACCATCGCCAAGGGTACGGCCAAGGGCGTCATCGATGCATTCCAGCAATGGATGAGCAGCACCAAAGATGCGCAGGCATTCGCTGGCGGCCTTAAGCCGATGGCCTATCACCCCGATGGCGACTCGCCGGTGAAGCCCGGCCTCCACAGCGGCGGCGGCTATTCAGTGCTGCCGAATGATGACGCTGGCGGCGGCACGGCACCGCGCAATATCGGCGGCTCGCCCGATGCTGGCGGGATCAGCGGTGGTATCCCCGAGATCATCCGCAGGATCGCCGGTAACGGCAGTGTAGGAACGGCATTCGATCGCACCCGGTTCGATAAGGAGCTATCCGACAAGCCGTGGCTCAAGGACAAAATCTTCCAGCTTGCCGCTGGCGAGGATCGTCCATCAAAGGGTCAAAGCCTCCTCGCTAACCAAGCCGTCATGGAAACCATGATGAACCGCGCCATCGTGCGCGGCACGTCATTGGAGGCACAAGCGAAGTGGTATGGCCGGGAGGCTGGCGGTTACTACGCCGGTAGCCCTTCTCATCTCACCGAGCTTGAGCGCAAAAACTCGGAAGAGAATATGCGCAAGGTACTCGGTGGCTCGAACATCACCGACTATGCCACCGACAACTCGTCGCAAGGTCTTGCGGCGCGTGAGCGGGCGAGCGGGAAGTTCAAGTATCACACCCAATATCACGGTGAGAGCTTCTTCTCTCCGGGCTGGGCCGAGCCGAAACTTCGCGATCGATACGCACGGCTTCGTGAGCAAATGGAAGCGGAAGCTGCCAAAGAGCGCGGACACGGCGCCGCATCGCTCCGCGATCACATCCGGCATCACGGCTCCCTCCTTAAAGTCGGCAAGCAGACCGGTTTGATTGGTCCTGATCGTTCGACGGGCGGTGATCCGCTCGGCCACGCTCAGGTGACTGTGGACTTCCAGAACATGCCGCGGGGTGTTCGCACGAAGGGTGCGGGCTCCGGGGTGTTCAAGACGGTCAAGCTCAACCGGGGCCGACCGATGGCACTGGCGAGCCAAGATGATTGATTAGTCTAAAGACGGACTTGCTTCGGCCTTGCAGCCGCATAGGTGTCCGCGCCGTATAAACGAGGACACCTATGATGTTGGAATGGTTCAAACGGATCAGCGAGGCCGATTTTCTCGGTCACCCTGGCTATTTTTGGATGGTCATTGCGGGGTACATCATCGGGCCGCTGATCTCCCTGCTAATCGTGAAGGCGCTGCCCTATCGGCCACCGCCAGCGAGAAAAAGGAGCATCTTCAAGTGA